ATAATGCTATCGAGACTTCTCACTTCATTCGGGTATCCGATTAGACACCACTGTTTCTGATTAATGTTTATCTAAAGTCACTACCTTACTTTGGTGAGTAAGGTAGTACTTTCTTATTTCAGGAGTATATTCAACATGCCTCAGTCTAACCTACCTATTTACTCCAGAGGGATTGGTGGCCCTGCACCCATTGTGGGTACAGACGGTTATCCGCCTATTGTAGATGAAACACAAGTCTGGAGAAGATGGGCTCTACACGATATCTTCCTCGGTCAGGAAGGTAACAATAAATACGTACCTAAAGTCAATGACTTCGTAGAAGACATCAATACCTTAATCGTTTATCGAGTAAACAGCATTGATGCGACTACCCTGGTACCCGATTTGGTACAATTGAGTAAATCGACTACCAATGACTTAACGACTACTGAAATGGGTCGTTTCTTTGCTGGTGGTACGCTAGCTACACCGTGTGCCAGACAAATTTTCTACGATGATTCCGTGATTCGCCCTACACTCACTGTACCGGCTCAATTCCATATCCAGGGTAGTTTACCTCATCACGCTATTGCCTTTAAAGGTACCGTAGCCGGTGCTGGTGGTACACCGATTTCAGTGAGGTACGATTCCTCCTTTAATCCGATTTCTAATGCCATTCCATTAGAACCTATCCTACAGCAAGACCCAAATCTACACACCCAGTGGTTCTTACCTCCCTTCTATACCTCTCATCGTCTAGAAGAAGGTGAAATGATTCTTATCTTGGTGTACGATGATAAAGGTGGCGTACTCTCTAGAACCAACTTCATTGTAGAGAAATCCGCTCTCTTAAGAGACGTATCCGATGCAGATAAATTCATTTCTGCTATCTCTTTAGAATCATTCTACATTGATTCGAGTGACGAAACCAATCTCTTAATCCCAGAGAACATCTTAAAAGACTCCATTAACCTAATGGGTAAAGTTTTCTATACCGATGGTTCTACCATGACTTATCCGGTAGATGGTAATAAATTCGAATTGCTCTACTTAGATAGAGCTTCCGAATCTACAGTTACTTCTAGGGGTACATTGGTACTGAAGTACTATCTGGCTAATAACGAGAAGTCTGTACACGTAGTGAATAACAACAACCGTTACTTCATTACCCGTTCTTACCAGTACACCATTATCGAGAGAGATGGTTCTTACTCAGTGAAACTCTATCCTGTACCTCGTTGGGTGAATGACAATATTGGCTGGCAATTGGATTGGTATCTGTTTACCTTAGATAGAAACCAATTCTATAATGTAACCAATAGTGTGTACATTAACCGTAACTCACCTACCCAGCAACTCAATGGTAAGCTCTACGGCCCTACCCAACAACTGAACGTAAGTATTGACTTAGGGACAATCAATAACTCCTTTAGACAGTACGTACATCCACAACAGGTAGACGTGNGAGATTGGTTTTGAAGCTTATCAAAACCCAGCCTACGGTAAAGGCCTACACCTCTTAGTGAAATCCATTGCTACCAATAGCAATGTAATCAATATCGCTAATAGCTGTACTACCCTAGATGACTTCTTGAACAAAGTCTACTACACTACCTTACCGCAATATCGTACTAATCGAGAACCTAATGCACCTAAACCCAATATGTTTAAAATCATTTGGGGGGACAACAGCATCGAATTCCCGATTCGTAAGTGGAATGAAGACTTAACCATTCCTTTCGATATTCCGGCTACCGCTACGCCTATTATTCTCTGGTACATCAATACCACCGATAATGACCTCTATTTGTCATTGTCACCCTTGCCGGTATTGATTGCCTGATAAAAGAAATGGGACTCAATACCCTATGAAAAGAACAGTCCGGGGCGGTTCCGGATGGTTCCTATAGAGAGGTCGTTTATCTGTCGTGATTAGCTGTTTTGTTTACGGAATTGTTTTTCGGTCATTCACGATAAATCCTCTAAGATAAACAAGCAAAACGGTTGTCAGTTTTCCCATAAACAACATCGTTGAGACTCCTTTCGTAGTTGATGAAAAAGACGATATACACTCCTCTACCCCTGTTGCGAGGGTAGAGGAGTGTATTAGTCTGTCTTACCATTAACTTAACCAGTAATCTAGGTCTAAATTACCACTATTACTGTTACCAGTCAATAGGGATTCAAATCGAGAAATATCCCTATTGTTGTAAGGATTCAATCCCAATGAATCGGTATTGACATCAGCTAAACCATCAATAATATCATTGACCATATTGGGTTGTTTCCTTAAAGTAGTGAGTTTCTTCCCTTCTTTCAAGTCATCAATCATGCCAGAGATACTCATTTGCTCTCTGTTCTCTATCGATAACTTACTCTCCAAGTAACGAATCTCTTTCTCCAATTTAGCAAATTCGAAGTAGTTATCCGTATTACTCATTTCGTTATAAAGAGCAGTAATGTGCTCTTTTAAGTTATCTTGTTCTCTCTTCTTCAGTATCGTCTTAGCATCCAATACTTCACCTGCAAAAGCCACTTCACTTAAGAAACGACCTCTATTGATGTCGTAATAACCAGTTTCACGACCATTAAAGATAAACCAACAAGCCAATAACCAAGCAATCACCATGTCATCATGACCCCCTTTAGGGTGGTCAATTCGTCCATTTACAATCACTAGACTAAGCAATTCATTAATCAATTGGTTGTCTTTTAGCTTATCAGCAGAGATGTCAATCGCTCTAAACAGTGTTTCGTTATAGAGATTATCGCGAGAGTACTTACCATAACCAGAAGTCGTATAACCAAAGGTATTTCTGTGTTGGTTAGCGATATTCATTCGGTTAGGGTGAGAGTCCATTAATTGGAACTTACGTGGGTCTGATGATTTCTCTTGTACAATGGTATTAAAGATTCGTCTAAATGGGTCAATACCATGGGCAGGTAAAGTTTCAATCAGGTAATCGATAATGCCTTGGGCACTACTTCTGTTCTCTGGGATAATCATGACTTTACGGTATTTTATCATGAAGTCACTTAACCACTGCGAGAACTTATACAAATTCACTCGATTAACAGAAGCCGTACCAATGATTTCTAGGTTAGTAGCGTCAACGAATACCAAACAGCTATTGTCGTTATTCACCATGTTAGAGCTATCAATACCAATTACGACTGGTTTCTCATTCATGATTTTATCGATTTCATGTGCGGTATAATACCACTTAACATGGACATAACCAGAAGCATCGTGAGCCTGGGGTTCACGTTCACTTACTTTCATCATTTGGGTTTGTTTCACGTTGAATGGAGAAGATTCCATTTCGGATACCCAAACGTTAAGGAAGTCTTTCAACAAGTTAGCACCAGTAACACCGGCACGAGACGCGTTTTCAGACAACCAAGCATCGTCTTTACCCAGCTGTTTGTGGGAGAATACTCCAGTTACTGCATAAATACCATTCTTAGCAATGGCTGACATCGGGTTGGACCCAGCTCTAACTCTTTTCTCTAGTTCTTCCACATCTTTACAATCTAACAGCTCTTCTGTCCAAGGACAACCTTCACTATAGAGCTTATAAGCATAAGCCCCGTAATCAGTGTCCTTAGAACCAGCTGTAGTAGCAATCACACAGCCGTAAGGCATTCCAGCTTCCCTAGCCTTTTCAATCGCCGCGTTCTGAGAAGCCGAAGCAGAATTGAAACTTAGAGATAGATTAAGACAAAATGCCGCCTCGTCCAATAAGAGTACATGGCTACTAAAACCACGACCTACACGCTCTGCACTTTCTGGTTGTGCTTGAGCAATACCAGTATTGAGGTAGCAGTTTCTCTTCTTAACAGTAATCAATTCACTGTTATCCGCATCCAGTTTAGTTAATGGATTTAAGTAATAGGGATAACGCCTAAAAGAGTTCTGTATCCTCCTGATGTTTTCAGCCCTAAGTTTACTGTCTTTGGTTAATAGAAAAATACGCATGTCCGTCCAGAAGAACAAACACCACTCGCTAATCTTGTCAATCGAACTAGATTTACCTAACTGACGAGCCATCACGAAGAAATAACGAATGTGATTTAAGAAACACCACCATAGGGACAAGTTACCACGGTTGGCTAAGTAATAGTTGTTACCTGATGTGTTAGGCGCAGTAGCAATCTCCCTTACGAAGTACCAGAAGTTGTTCTTACACTCCATAGCAATCCTAGCCATTTGCTCCATGGTTAAGTCTGGTGAAAATGGATCTACCCCTTGTAGTGTTCTGTCGTGTAAAGCTAAATGGAAATAGTAGTTCTTTAGCCCCATCTTCTTATACACGTTAGCCATGTCAATATAGCTCTGGTTCCTGGTCTTAGTATCCACTATTGCTTCAGGATACCTATTCCAGTCATCTAGGAATAAAATAGTCATTAGTCTTTCCTTACTTGTAGACCAAGTTTATACAACAAAATTTATACGCTGTTTTAAATCATCATATGGATTATTTTTCAAAGATTGACTAACATGTACAGTATTTCGGAACTGAAAGCGAAAGGTTTTAAGGAAACCATTAGTGACAACGAGAGGACTAACTTCCCTGGTTACTGGATTAATAAAGAAGGCGATGTCTATAGTACCTATACCAATAAGTTCTTAAGAGTACTCGGTAAAAACGAAAAACAGTTTGCTTACCACATCCCTACACCGTGGGAAGGCGGTTATAAATACACCACTCTAAATCGATTGATGAATGAGTATTTCCCTAAATACGATTTAAAAGAATTTGTTAAGATAGGGCCAGAGTACCCTTACCATTACATCAATAAAGACGGTATCGTCTACAGTGAGTGGACTGAAAAGTTCATTCACCCCAATTTGAGTAACAGGTATTACGAATTCAACTTACGTAACGAGAAACTTAAGAAGGTGAAAACAGTAAGACAGCACCACCTACTGCTAATGGCTTTTAGGCCAGAAGAGTTTAAGAAGGTGAGTAGAGGGGTTGGTACTAAGGATGAGAACGGGGTGAGATGGTCCGTAGACCACATCAATGGAATCAAGACAGATAACCGCCTAGAAAATCTAGAGGTAGTTACCCAGAAAGAGAATAGCTTAAGAGCTAGTAAGAATGGTTTATTGAAACAAATGAAGCCAATGAAGAGTAGAGACTACTATACTGGTGAAATAAAGAGATACCTATCGATAACTGAACTAGCTAACGATATTGGTATTGATCATTTTGCTTGTCAGGAGAGACTGAAGAAGTCTAAACTTAAGTTTGGTAGGATTGATAATCGACTATGGAAAGAAGGAATTCAGGTTAAGTACAGTGATGATGAGACGCCTTGGCCAGAACCAGTTGATATACTTGGCGCAAGATCAGATAGAGCTTTCCTAATCAAGGACTTTAAGATTTCACCTAACCATGAGAAGATTGTGCCTAACATGGCTAAACTGAAAGAGATGTTTGGTATTATCGAGACTAAGTTATTAGAAGACCTGAATAACGGTAAGCACCCAATGTTAAATAACCTAGTGCAAGTGAAGTTATTTACTGACTTAAGAGAGTGGTCACTTGTTACTGATCCTTATCTTGAAGTAACAAGGAATGGAAGAAAAGGTAATGTAGTAGCTGTTTATAAAGACGATGAACCAGCTACAATACTACTACCAATACCTGGTTCACGTAACTTCTTGGGTTTAAATAGCAAATGCGTGTACAACTTCTCTATGCGTAGTAATCGTTATAAAGACTACAACATAGTGCTTTATCAAGATTACATTAGAACTGACCACTATAAGAAGTTTAGATACCAGAACACCTTCGATGTTACTCAATTCCCTGATTTGAATAAATGAAATTATACTCTCTAGCCTGGTTAGGTGGCTAGAGAGTATAAAAAACTATGATGAATTCGCTATATAGATAGGAAATCTACTATGTATAAACACGTAAAAGACGTATTTAACGATAAGTGTAATCTATCATTCGATACGAAGTTTACCCAAAAGGTAGAACGATACCTTAACCAGTTAATTACTAAGTCCGATGAAGATTCTCAGTTTTGGGGTGGTCCACTGACTGGTACCCACAAAATCACGTTTACGAATAACGATAGAGGTAGGTGGTTTGAAGAAATCCTAGGGATTGATGAATCCGATGTAGAAGATGATTTAAACCTGATTATCGATGCAGTGAAATATAAAGTAGCAGGTGATCCTTTATCCTTATCTTGTGTTTGGTTGTGTCATTCCCTTTGGAATAGTGGTAAGCTCTCTAAAGAGAAGAAACAGAAAGCCATGAGTGACGTGATGATGGTCATGTGTATTCGTTTCTTAACGTCTAGAATGAATCGACATTGGCCATTTCCTTGCTCTAAGGCTGTAGCAGAGGCTACCTTAGCCTCTATGTCTAATCGCTATGCTATTAAGCGTTTAGGTAGCTGGTTAGCCGTAATACGGGAAAGAGCTGACGATACAGTAGACATGGTAAACGGTATCCATAAACACGCAATTAGCCGAATGGATATCGACATGAAGTCCTCTGGACACACCAATTCAGTGGTTTATGTCGTAATCGATAATGCTACCCGTATTAAAGAGATGCTAAAGGGCATCTATAATCTACAGAAGATGGTACAAGAATCAGGACTGAAGATTAACAGTACTTCAGCTACCTACATTGAAACAGATGGGGAAAGTATTCTTAAGGACAAAGAGCAATCTTTGGAAATCTATAAGAATTACCTAAATGACATCATTGGGGATAAGCCTAGCTTTATTAAACTGGACTTAGTGAGTATTATTGAAAATGCCAATAAGACCATGCCTCCACAGATGTTTAGAAATACTTTAGGGTATATCTCCGATGTCTACTCCAAGAACAATCAAGACAAGATTGAGTTGAGTGACCTGATTGAAAGAATCATGACACACTTACTGGTTTACTTATACAGTAACCGTAATGCCATGAAGAATAAGTCGGATATCCCTGGTTTGTTATCTAAGTTAAAAGGTATTTATACCTCCTCTCGTACTACTGATCCTCTATTGTTAGGGATTCGTGATGACATGGAGAAAGTAGTAAAAAGAGCCACTAAAGTCAAGTCCACTCCCGCTATTGCTGCTACCAGAACAGGTATTTTGCTATACATCGTACTGAGAGCATTCACTCGTAACTATTACTCTTAAAAGTAGGAGAATATCGTTTCTTTCACCTTTAGGAGTAATCGATGTGTATCATTGAGAAAATATTGACTAAAGTGTACACCATTAGCGATGCTTTCCTAGGTGAGAAGAAATTAGAGTTAGTTGAGCCTGATGTGATTAATCGGATAGACTTTCACACCAAAATCGGTAATAATCTCAAGATTATCGTGGTGAAGAAGCAGTACATCTACAGACGGAAGAAGAAATCCTTATTCCGTAAGCAAAAGAAGATTAATTGTGTCTACGAAGTCTATGCTGAATTCAGTGAGAATATGCCTAAGTTACTTAGTGATATCCTTACCGAGAAACTCGTCTTACCTCAACTACTCAATTCTCTAATCAGTGAAGAAAAGCAAGTTAATAGTGTCGTCAGTGCCTTTCTGGATATTAAGCTGAAACAGTTTAATAAGGTCATGAAAAACCCACGTAAGTCCTAATGCTACTCAGTACTCCAAATAGAGAGTACTGAGTAGTAGTGGATTTATATCGAATCTAGATTTGCAGAGCTCTACGAGTGTAACGAGTAAAGCGAGTAGTTTAAATTCTATTTAAACTAGGAGCTATATTATTAACATGACAAAGCAAACCTAATAGCTGTTTGCTTAACGTTCTTTTATTTAATCTAATGGTAGTTTATTTATAAAACACAAAAAAGGAAACTAAAATGCTGAATCATGAGATGGTTTCTTACTGTTTCAAGAAGTACGTAACGGATCGATTTGTTAATCAGAAACCGAAGTTCTTCTTGAAAGACATCTTAGTAAATCATGAAAATTGGAAAGGTGGAGACATCCTGTCTTTTGTT